AACGTTAACTACTCCTGCACTGGTAATTGTTAGTCGTGTTGATTGAGAAGATGCACCATCTGCGGTTGTAGAAAATTCTAAACGGCCTGGCATATCATCTGTACCAGGCGTTCCATCAACTTTAGCTTGTATTGATGCACCTCTTATATAGCCAGTTCCATCCGCACCGCTAAAACTTATCTGCCCTAAAGTATCGCCACTCTGAACAATAGTATTAGTTCCTAATGTTGCATTTCTTGACTTTGTAAAAGTTACTACAGGTCCATTTGTGTTAGCAGAATATGTGTACAACTGGGCTGTATTATCGTTTGTTCTTGCAACTTGAAATAGGCATCCATTGGATAGGCTAGAACTAAGCCCAACAAGCACCCTTTTTGAGCTATCAACTCTTAATGCTTCACTCCCACCAGTCTCTACTGAAACAGTATTTGCAGCAGGAAATCTTATCGCTGTATCTGTATCACCAGCATGAATTACTTTATCTGCAATCGTTAAATCACTTGTCGAAGTAATAGCTCCTGTTACCGCTAACGTACCAACAACACTGACACCAGTATCAGCAGTTAATCTTGTTGTTCCTCCAGCAGTCAAACTAACAGTATTTGTTCCACCAAACACTCCTGAATCTGTATCACCAAAGTGAATAGAGGCAGCAGAATTACTTCCAGCAGTCGCAGCTAAAACACCAGTTAACGTTCCACCAGCCTTTGCTAAATATGTACTATTTGATGTGGTTCGTTCTGCGTCAGTAACAGCCTTAACACCAGCAGGAGTAGTAACTCTTGCAGTATCTGTTCCTGTTGTAGTTTCAGCAGAGGTCGCTAATTCTGCAATACCTGCAACTGTTACCGAAGCGGTTGGAGTCGTAACCGACCCAGGACCAGCCATTTTTACAATTGAATTATCACTAGCCCTCATATATATTCCAAGGCTATTAATGTTGGCATTTAATGCCAGTTCTCCTACAGCCGCTAAATGAGTTGTGGTTGGAACAGAATTTTCAACAACGCTATTTTTCAGCGTAACTTTAATAGCCATAATCTCTAATGCTTATACAAGCGATGGACACCTATATCCATAGGTGCTTCTAGGATACCAACTTTTCGTTAATACGTCCCACCTGAAATTTCAGAAACATTCTTCCATTGACCATCAGAGGCATACTCAAAGAACTGTCCAGCAGTAGGAGATGCAATGGTGACATCAGATAAATCATCTAAAGCAGAAACAGAACCAGGACCACTCAAAGTATCAACTCGATCCCAGTCATTAAGACCCATACATAAGGCCCAATCACCTGCATCAAAGGAAGTTGAAGGTACAACCGCCGTTCCATTACCAGCTACAACACAAACAAAATAACAACCAGTAATTGAGGCTGTACCTGCTGGAATTGCATTTCCTGCGCTAAATCCTGCACTCGTTCCAAAGGAAGTCAGGGTAACGATTAAACCATTACTGGCATTAAAGGTGCCGCAAAATCTGAGGTTTTCTTCTGCTAATCGTCCAAAACCAACAGAGAACCAACTGTTACCGTTAAATATTCTTAATTGCCCTGTTGATTCTTGTAACCAATAAACACCAGTAGGCAGATTAGTAATTGCTGGTTGAGCTTCTTGAATAAACGAAATAGCATTACTGCCAATCTTGTCCATTGTGATTGCATCATCAGCAATCCTAGCTGTAGCAAGCGATCCAGTCGTTATCTTACTTGCATCAAGAGAAGGAATATCAACTGCTGCTAAATCAGTTCCAGCAGTAACGATTCCTTTTGCATTAACAGTAACTTTTTCATACGTTCCAGCAGCTACTCCTGAATTTGCAATAGATAAAACACCATTACCATCAACAGCTAAAGGTGCTGACGCTGTTGGAACTTTCATTGCTCCAACGGCTGTTGTAGAAGCTATTGGCAAATCAGAAGCGTTTAATGCAGCAGTTCCAGTAATTAATCCTTGAGCGTTATAAGTAATTCCAGATCGTGTCGCCGCCGTAACACTATTAGTAATTGAAATAGCACCTAAATTTGTAACTGATAAACCACCTGCTGTTGGAACGGAAACAGCACCAATAGCAGAAGTTGTTGCCTCTGGTAAATCACTTGCAACTAAAGCAGTTGTTCCTGTAATTAAACCTTGAGCGTTATAGGTGATTCCACTTCGTGCTGACGCTCCACCAGATACAGCATTATTAATTCCAAGATTATCTCCAGAAACATTTAAAGAACGATCAAGATTTGATGTATTTAATTTGGCGGCTGTAATTGTTCCATCAGTTATTTTTGTTCCTGCAATACCAGTAGCAACCTTTGCATCTGTGACTGCTGATGTTGCTATGGCTGCTGTGTCTACCGAGTTATCAGCAAGTTCACTGGCCCCTATTGCATTAGCAGCAACTTGAGTAGCAGTAATTGTATCGTTAGCAATCTTGGCTGCTGTGATTGCTAGATTTGCAACTTTTGCTGTTGTTATATTTGCATCTGTAATTTTGACTGTTGTAACCGCATTCGTAGCAATTGCCGCAGAATCAACAGCGTTATCTGCTAATTCTGATACCCCAATAGCATTTGCTGCTATTTGACTTGCAGTAATTGTATCTGAAGCAATCTTTGCAGCAGTAACAGCATTAGTAGCAATCGCTGCTGTATCAACGGCATTATCAGCTAATTCTGTTGCAGTAACCGCATTAGTTGCTATTTGTGTTGCAGTGATCGAACCAGCAACAAGCTTTGCTCCAGGTATATCTCCATCACTTAAACTTAACTTTGCATAAGTAACATTAGCGTCTGTAATCTTTGCTGTTGTAACTGCATTAGTAGCAAGCTTTGCTGTTGTTACATTCGCATCAACAATGGCGGCTGTATCAACTGAATTATCTGCTAATTCACTCGAACCAATAGCATTTGCAGCAATCTGTGTTGCTGTAATTGTGTCATTTGCTATTTGAGAAGCAGTAATCGTTGTATTAGCAATCTTTGCTGCGGTAACTGCATTGTCAGCAAGCGTGGCTGTAACAATTTGCCCTGCTGTTAACGGATAGCTCAGTGCTGTAGCAGGAATCGTTGCTGCATCAATAACAGCGACTCCTCTTGCAACTAAATCTTTAACAGTGACCTTTTTAGTTTCACTTGCGCTGACATCTGCTAACGCTAATGGATCAGTTGCTGCAACACTTCCTGACGCAATCGCTGGTAATTGCGTAATTTGTAGATCAGCCACAGCTACCTCGCATGATTAAAACCTTTAAAGACATTCTAAGAGGTTGGGTCTTCAAGTAAAATACCCAATCCATCCTCTTGCAATATCTTATCTGTATTTTCCTGAAGTAGATACGCTGGTGGTTGTCCAGTATGTAATGCAATATTGCCTGTCGTAACAAAATCAATTGATGCTTCTACAACTCCAGCAGCAGGAACACTAATAGCAACATTAGTAACGAAACATTCAGCTTCATACCAAACACTTGTTTTTGTTTGAGCTGGATCGTGATAAATAAAAAATCTGCCTAAAAAATCTGCTCCTTGCTCAAGACGAACTGCTAATTGCGCTAAATAGACAGGGAACTCAGGCTCAAGAATATTAATTGTATCTCCCTGAAAGACACGATGTTGCCAAATACATTGCATACTCCCTTGACCAGAAATCATTCCCCGTTCATATCTCTGTCTGAAATCCTCACCTAAACTATTAATATCAACGGTGTCTCTTGTCGTTGTAATTTCAAATTCTCGAACTTTACCAAGAGTTCTATATCTTGTTCCCTGACTTTCAACGGTTATATCTTTCGTGGAGGAAGGAGTAACAAGGGATAACGCAGTAGAAGTATCACCAGCAAGAGAAGGAGCAAAGCTGTTATATAACTTCAATCCTCCAGCGTCATCAATGTGAACGTACCAACGACCATCTGGATGGTTATGCCCTGAGACAAGTTCTAAATTTGAACCATCTTTTGTTGCAATCTTTAATTGATCTCCTGTCAGTATTGATCCACTAGCAAAATCAACACTAAATCTTTTCTTTGTTGTATTAACGTCAGCAGGATCTAAGGA